CTCTTCCGATCTCTCCTCTCAAAGCCAGAGATCCACAAGTATCAAAAGATTATGAAATCTTAAAAAACATTTCAAATGTCTCAATTAATACAAATCAACAAATATCGAATATGTCACCACAAAGTTCGATAGACAAAACAACAAATAACATATTCCAAGGTGGTAATGTAGTCATTGATAATTCAATGATGAATCAATCATCTACTCAAAATTTGAATCAAGTTATAAATGAAAATATATCAGCATCTCAAAAACAATCTGAAAAAGATTCCCACAGAATAGAACAAATGGTAGATGCTGATAATTTAAGAAAACTTCAAGAAGATGATTATATTGAAGGAACAAATCCTGTATTTCAAGACGCAGATATTGGATCTTATATTGGCAAAAATCAACCAAGAATGATGAGTCATATAAATGAAGTTTCAAATTATCATTGGTTCTATGAAAATAGAAACAACCCTCCTGTGTGGAGGGTTGTTTTGTGAAAAATGAAGAAAATGTATTTAGTTTTCTGCTAGCTTCTGAAAATAACTCAGAGCATCAGATTCGTCATCGACATCCTGTTCAACAGGTTTCTTTGACTTAAGAGATGGTTTCCTTTCAACCATTTCCTCTGCTACATCTTCAGCAGTCTTGGTGGCGTTTGGTGCTGTAGCACGAACATCACCACCAAGAACCTCTTGCATTCGTGCCTTAAGTTCATCGTATGACTTAAAGTTTGAAGCGTCGAGGAATGGAAGCAGAGCATATTCAGACTTCCAAATCTTCTCCAACTTGGCATCATCATCAAACAAGACTGACTGAGAATCAAACTCAGACTTGTCGTAATTTGTGAATCCACCAACCTTACGGATCTTGATTCGGAAGTTTGCACCCTTCCAGAAATCAAACGGATTGATTGGTTCCTCATCGTTGAATTCAGGCTTCATTGCTTCCTGAATCTTCTCAAAGATCTTTGTTCCGTACTTGTAAAGGAATACCTTACCCTCATTCTGAGGATTTGCTGGATCAGATACAATGTAAACATTTGAGATATAAGTCAACTTACGCTTACGAATACGCGCAAGATCCTTATCTGACTCAAGACCTGAGTTCCAGAGTTGATTGTTGAGTTCACCAACTGGATCCTTCTGACCGATGGTGGTGAGAGAATTCTCAATATACCAACCACCTGGTCCTTGGAATGCGTGGTTGTAAACCTTTGCCCAAGGAACTTCCTCGCCATCTACTGTCGGAAGAAAACGAATGATTGCAAATCCGTTACCCGACTTATCCTGCTCTGGTCGCCAGAAGCGATCATCCTTAAACCCTTCCTTCGCCTTGGTCTGGTCATCCATCTTCTTGATAAGATCATCAATACCTGACTTCGACTTCTTCTTCATGTCTCCAAAACCCATACAACCTAACTTTCCCCAAGGATCTCCCTTGGACTGAATTACTAGGTGGGAACTCCCCACCTCTGTATTATACCATAAATACCCCTGATGTCAAGCAAAGGGTAGTTTGTTTTTAACCTTTGGTAAAAGGTTTAAATCTCTGCCTTCTTGTTCTAACTTTTCCAATAATGGTTGAGTTAAAAGTTTAGGAGCTAGAGAAAAATCATACGAGTACTCTTCAAAATAATGCACAACGGCATCTATATAAGAAGAATTAGTTTCTAGTACATAATTCTCAATTCTTTTAGAGAAATCTTCTTTGGTTACTTTGAATATCATACTACACATTATACCTCAAATAAAATACTAGTCAACCACTAGTATATATAATTGTAAAAGGAAATAAATATGCCCACCATTATAGGATATTCCGCAGACAATATAGAAGTTACAATTGCTTCTGGTACTGCTGTTATCGCAACAGATTTCGGTACTAGCGGAGATCAAGGTTTTAGTGCAGCTCACGCTCAAATTTCAAAATTAACATGGGGTGATATCAATAACACATATCGTGTTTCCGAAACATATCCACTTCCAACTAAACTATATGGAATTACTGGTGCTACTCTTCCTGTAAGTGGAACAATAAGTGGTACTGGAGATTTCTTTGTAAAGACAAATCCAACATCTCCTCTTATTGTAAAGGGATCAACATTTCCAAGTGATGCTCCAATTGGAATAACTGGGTCTATCCAAGGAATTCAAAATGGAACTCCTGTTGGTGTAACTGGATATATGAATATCCTAAATCAAGTTGCTATATTTGGAGTTAGTGGTGGAACTTCCATAGCAGTGACTGGTGGTAGAAGATTAAATTCAGCATCAGATAGCATTACAGTTATAGGAAATGTAGGTCTTTCTGGTGGATTGGCATTATCGGCATCCACAAATTCCGTATCAGTTTATGGTCCTGCTGGTGGAACATATGTCTATGCAAATGTTTATGCTGGTGGAACTGCAATCGGAGTGTCTGGAGATGCTCTTAAGGTTGCTGTAACAAATGCTGGATTCTCATTTGCTGTTTCTGTTTCAGCGACCACTGGAGTAACAAATGATACTGCTGGTGGTGCTCTTAGAGTACAAGGATATACTGGATCTGGCGGATATCCATTGACAATCAAAGGAAGTCTTGCTGGTGGTGCAGTAGAAATTGGCGCATATAGCGCAGTTCCAGTTGGAATATCTGGTACAGTATCAATCAATGACACTGCTCTTATCTCCGAAATAGATTCTCTTAAGACGGATATTGGTACTGTTGCAACAAATGCTGGATATGCTCTTGATATTTTAAATCTGATCAACGCTTCTGGTAATGGTGCTAAAGTAGTAATAAACTCAATCAATAGACCAAGCAGAATATCACATGGTCAAAAGTCATTGACTACATCTCCTGGAATATTAGGAACCGATACACTGAGAACTGGAATTACTTTGAAATCGCCAAATAGCAATTCAGTGGATATTTACATAGGAAATTCTTTATCAGTATCTCCAACTACAGGATATATCTTAACTCCAGGCGAATCGATTTATCTTGAAGTATCATCATTGGCATCGGTCTTTGCTAGAAGTGCAACTGGAACTGCTATACTGGTTTACATTGGAACCTAATGAGATCGTATAGACCAACAACAACTTCTGTAAAAGAAAATAGCAAAGAAAAATTAGTCTTTGTTAGAGAAGGTGTTCTTTATGGTTTAGTCATTGAAAAATCAAAGATTGATCCAACATCAATCAATAGAGGAATTGTATCCACTCCATCTATAGTATATTATTCAAATAATACAAAATGTCTTATTGATTATTCAAATCAAACAAATAAAGATTTAGATACCAAATTGACAGATTATTTTTCTCAAATTGAAAATGGAACAGGACTTACTTTATACAATGCAACATATAAAGATACAAATTCAAATATAGTTGCTGATCTGAGTGGAAGTTATACTTTTAGAAGTTATTACAATGGAATAATAGAAGCAGATGTAAATTCAGTTACTACTTTATCTGAAAGAATCAACAGATACGATAAAAATCGATTTGATGAAATTCCTTATTTTGTCGCACAAACACTTACAGAAGGCATTGAGACAAAAACAATAATTAAAAATAAACTTGGAAAGAATACAAGAAATTCATTTGAATATCTTGGAATAAGAGTTGGAGACTATGTAAAACTTACTGATATATCATCTCAACTGAAAGTAATAGAGATGACTGTTGATTCTGATGGAAATGAATATATTACTGTAGATAAAGAATTAGATGGAACTGACCTTACAAATTTAAAAACTAAAATTGACATATATTATTCTGTAATCGATTCTTATACCACTCCTCCAGATCTAACCGAAACAGAAACAGGTGCATGTATAGAATATCATAATGGCATAATTATAAGTTGTTCAAACAATCATACATTATCACAATGTAGGTTTAGATCCAGCACAACAAATTCAATAACGACAGAAATAACTTTAAATACATTTTGCTCAACCCCAGAAACAGACACTTCTATACAAAGAAGTTCAACAGATAATCTTGTTCAATTGACAACAACCCTTGCAAATGCAATTAATAATATATCATCAAGTTCTGGTGTTGCAGGAGTTATCAATAAAAATGGAAACACAAAGAACGGGTTCTATGGAAGACCGTTCTAAATTATCTTTATTTCTATTGGATTTAATTTAAATTTATCCAACATAGATTTGTTGATAGTATTGAACGCTTGAGTGGATTCATATAAAACACAAAGGGTTACGGCATCCGTTGAGACACCGTAACCCTTTATTGTACACTCAGGTTTTGATTCTATAAATCTT